CATTCTCATAAGCGGAATCTTTCAGACCAAAGTTATAGATTTTTGCATCACCAATCTTGGTCGCGGTGCCAGGTGCCAGATGGCTTACACCATTATTAGGACCACTGTATAAATCAATTCTATTTGTAAGAGTGGCAACACCAACTACATCATTGACAACAAACTTGTTGCCCATTTCAAAGATGAATTGAGACCCAGTAACATCCTCAACATCTCTTGGTTTATCAAAATCAATGATGGTTGGACTTGGTTTATCTACATCATATCCATAGACATATGCTTTACCAGAACTAATCTTCAAACAAGCTAGATCTTCACCAGGTTCGTTACCATCGAATGTGGTTTGATCATCAAAATATACACCCTCATTACCCTCTCTATCATTCAAGCAATCAGCAATAGCACACTTGAAGGATTCTACAGTATAGTTTCCAGACTCATCATATGTTCTTTTTGCAAGATAATCTCTAATTCTATTGTATTCAGTATCTATCTTAAGATTAAAGGTTTCGCCATCTTTGACTCGTACAATTTCTACGAAATCAGTATCATCAAATTCACCAAGATCTTTGGTGAACAACTCTAACTCAATTTTAAATCTATCTGCACCAGGAGCTGCAAAGTTTGAGAAACCTTTTGCGTTATCGTAAAGAGTTTCATCTGCCTTAGCAGATACTGTAGACTCTACAACTCTAAGACCAATTCTTTTAGATGGATCAGGATTGTACTGATCCAAAATAATTGTTTGCTTATTTACTCTAACAAAGTGACCTCTGATAAAGTAGATACCATCATCAACCGAAGCTGCAGATCCAGTAAGACATGAATCAATACTGATTGTAGACGCAAAAGTAGATCCAGCGTTGATTGTTGTATTTCCGTAAGTAACAGGTTCTTCAGCGATAAGAATTTCTGAATTATCAAAGAAGGAAAAATCGCCGCTGCTACTTGAATTGATATATTTTACATATAATGTGTCGTAATCCTTATCAGATTGCGCTGCTGTAATATAATTTACAACCTTAGCAGTAACTCCAGTGCTTTGACCTCTGATTCTAGTGCCAACAAAAGACTGGGCATAAACGCCAACATCAATACCAAGGTGCGTAGGATTAATTTGAACAGCAAAATATTGCGGGTCAAATGTAACACCACCAGGGACCACCATGGATCCCTCTTTGAACATATGCGTTCCAAAAGATTCTACTTGGTTCTGTAGAATCGACTGCAATGTCGATAATTCCCTAGCCTGAACAGGAAACCCAGGTTTGAACAGAACTCTGTGATACCCCTTTGTGGGATCAAAGTCGTCATAATATGGGCTGACATTTAAGTTAGTCTGTTGTGGCATCTTCTTAGAATTCTAAAACAATTTTAATGTCTTCTTTTTGACGCTCATTTCTAGAAATAGACGGTCTATTGTCTAGGTAAATAATTTCGCCAGTCCTCTTATTTAGTTCAGGACCAGCAAGACCATTGGTATAAGACACACCTAGATCAACAACTTTACCTGATGGAGTAACAGTAGAGATACCAGTAAATCCAGAATCAATGGTTACACTAAATGATCCAGAGGTAACTGCATCAGCACCTGCAGTGAAAGGAACAACCTTGGCATCGAGGTTAACACCAATATTGTCCGTTTGATCATACTTATCAGGATGCAAATAAAGATTTCTGTCAGAGAAATACTTAATTACTTTAGTAGAAGTGTCATATGATGCGACATACCCTCTTGCAGTTCCTACACCAGGTACATTTTGTGTAATTTCACTACCAATCGCAAGAGTCTGTGTAATATCTCCTGTAAATTTCAAAGCACTAGCAGCAGTAAACTCAGAGGTATTCAAAAGAGCGGTAGAACCAGCACCAGCTGATACTGGGTTTTTGACAAGACCTACCTGAGCAAATACTGTATCTGAAATAAAGTCATAACTGGAATTATCAAATCTAGTGTAGATTAGAACTTTATCTGTACCCAACTCTTTATAAAGATCATATCCATGACCTCTAGAAGGAGGAATGATTGGAGCCAGTCTTGCAAATTTAGTAGCAGTTCCGTTAATAGAAGACAGATCAACTCTACCAAAACTATATCCTTGACCACCCGCAGTTACTTTTGCGGAAATAATTTGTCCAGCTGTATTTGTCTGGACTCTGACTTTGCCGCCAGTGCCGTCTCCTAAGATATCGACTTCAATCGGAGATGCTAAGAATGCATAACCAGCACCTTGTTCATCAATAGAAACTACTTTAATTTGATTATTATTTACTGTTGAGTCTCCATTATCTCTAACAACCTTAATTTCATTTTCTGTGGATGTGCTCCATTGATTGGGCACAGCTACATATTCGGTTGAGTCAAATTTGACGATATCAGCGGGAGGAACAGTAAAGAGGTATTTCCATAGATAACCGTCACCACTCGTCCCAGCAGCGGATGGTTCCAAATCAGTAAATGTTGGTTCATCCAGTGATGCTCCCGCGATGGAGTTAATACCAGCTGCACCATTATCAATACAAATATAGACTCGGAAGTCTTTATTCATTACATAGTAGTTCGCAGAATATAATCTACTAGAGTTGGAAACCAGAGATCTATTGTTTGTATCATAGTCATGTCGGTACATATCATATGATGTACCTTTTGTCCACTGAGTTTTACGAACTAGTCTACGAACATCGCCAGGAAGAACTTTTCTTCCAAATAGCATAGTATCGTATACATGGTTACTGTAACTGATACTATCTACTGGAGATGGTGGTTGAATAGTCGTACTATTCCAAGTACTAGTTCTACCGTATCCTGCAATTGTAGGATTCGCTAGACTCAGAAATGTGTAGTAGGAATTATCGCCACTAATAACGGATTCAACAAAATTGTTGGCATTAATAATCCTAAATTGGTCGGTAATGATTGCAGCCATTATTAATAAGCAATAAGAATCCTGGTTTTTTTCTATTTATAACCGCTTCGGCAGGGCTCCAGTCTCCCGTAAACCAACGCCTCTACGCTGAACTATTGGATAGTTATCAAGATCATCAGTATAAGTGAATCCAGACACTCCAAACGATACTGGATTAGCCTCTCGACTGAATCCAGAGAATTTGCCCCAAGTCAGGTGACAGTAAGGAACTGCTGTGGATCCGATTCCAACAAAATCACTTACATCAGTATAAGATGCGATGTTCGCAGTAATGATTCCATTTCTACCACCATTCTTAAATGAGATAGCAGATGTTTGGTAAATGTTATCACCATAGAAAGTGCTGATTGAAACAATTCTGCTGTCATGATCAAAGATGCTAGTTACAGCAGCACCAAGCGTATTGATGCCCGTGCCATACAGCTTGAACGGCATGTCAGTCACAAATCCAGAAACATTGGCAGTATTGTTGACAAGATCAGCAATATCAAAGTCAATCTTCAATGCAAGGTCAGTACCAATACCAGGACAGGTAGAAATGCCAGTAACAACACCAATGTAACCTTGGATATTTGCATTAAGAATAGGAACACCAGTCAAGTTTTCGGCATTGACTCCAGTTTGTGCAGTTGTGCCAAAACCAACTTCTGCAAAAGCAAATAGACCCATAGCGTCTGCTGACAGAGCATCTGTGGTTCCCCTAAACAATGCAGTGGAATCAACAAATACTTCGGCATCGGTAGCTCTAAAGTCACCGATAATATGTGCATAAGGCATAATTAGAGCTTCAATAGAATCTCTAGCTTTGGTGACTAAAGATCCTTCAATGATGTAATCTCTCTTCTGTTTATTCCAAGTTACTGGTTTAAATACATCATTACTAATACCAACACCCTGATAGAAGGGAGTTTCCAGAGTAGCAGCACTATCAATTCTAGTTACAATTCTTTCACGCTCTTGAGCACCACTTCTGCTATCTTGTGGAACTCTATTAAATTCAACATCAGTACTCTTATTAATCTTCAGATTATCACCAACTTTGACATTTTCTTTAACATCAAAGATGAAACTATCTTGTCCAATAGTTCCTCTGTAGAAGAAGATGACAACATTATCTTCTTCTGTAGGAGCAGTAGTAAACTCCAATACAGAACCACCAGTAAAATCATAATTCTTACCAGGTTCTTGGATGACACCATTGATAAAGACAAGAAGAACCGTAGAAAGATCAATCTCCTTAGAGTCTAAATCATTGAGATCTGTTTCAAAACTAACCAGGTTTCTTTCATAATAAAGTGGGAATCTCTTTCTGCTGCCATCCTGTTCGGACTTAATACTATCAATATAATCAATATTACCAAACTGCCAAGATGCGATCTGGTCAGTAAAGACAGAAACTACCTCAATCTCGAATTCTTGGAAGTCATCGCCAGCGTTAGGATCAGTAGACAAACCAGCTACTGTAAACTTATCGCCACGCTTAAATCCATAACCCTTCTTACTGAATTCAAATTCTTTGACTTCAAAGAGTGTGGATCCAATACCAGTAGCAGTGCTTACTCCAAGAACCTGAACGCTAATAGATGCACCAACACCAGTTGTGGTAGTGTTGCCCAATCCAATCCTAGATATGCCAACAATAGGCATATTCTCACCGTTGGGTTCTGGTGGTAAAGCAGTTGCGTTTACATAGTTACTACCGCCATCATTGACAGTAAAGATCAGAGTTCCGCCTGCACCAACAACTGCGCTGATATCAGCTCCAGTTCCAGCACCACCACCAACACCAATATTAACTGCGATTGTATTAGTGGTTACAGCATTAATCGATGTAAAGATGCCAGCAACAGGATCTGTAGGTCTTGGATACAGGTGCTCTCCAAGATAATTATCTCTAGAGCACTTAAATCCAATAGAATCAGTTGCGATAGCAACAGTGTTGCTGGTTGTCAAACCATGGTTAGGAATTGTAAGAATTAGATTACCAGTTGTAGATGCATAACTTGCAGTGGTTGCAGTATAAGCAGAACCAGTATTAGCAGTAATAGAACCTAAACCAGCTGATGAGAATGTATGAGCATACTCATAATCAGTGACTGCAATACCAATAGTTCCAAGACCCGTCTGATAACCAGATCCAAATGACAGAGCATAATATTGTGCAACTGTGCCACCACTTACATAATTGTGTGGAATAGTCGAAGGACCAACCAGTGTCTTAAATGTTCTTGCGGAAATAATTCCAGTAACAGGAAGCGAGTCTTCGTAGTCTGGGAAGAAACTGGTGGTAATGCCCTGATAATTTAGAGTCTTAATCGCATTTGTAGTTGCACTGATAAATGTATGTACAGACTGAGGTAGAGACTGAACTGCACTAGTGGCAGCAGAGACAAATGTATGTGCTGATGTTCCTGTTCCACCTGTACCAACATTCAGCTCAATTGTTCCTGTTTGCTTGACTAATGCACCAGAAGCAGCAGCAATGAAGGTGTGATCATATCTTTCATTAACAGGAGACGCGCCTACATCAATAGAGAATGTATTTGCATCTGTGCTTGCAACTGCTACCCACTTACCATTAACTTGATCAGTAGATCTTGGATATGTGTGATTGGTTGCATTACCATCCTTAGTACATGTGAATGTTAAAGAATTACCCTGAATCTGTACTCTATTGCCAACCATCAGGTTATGACCTGCAGAAGTTGCTGTTAGGATACCTGCGGTTGGATCATATTGGGCAGCAGTAATATTTGCAGTTACCGTACCAATTGCAACAACATCAAGAGATGCTCCAGAAGCTGGATCGGTGGCACGAGGATATGTGTGGTTAGTAGCATTACCGTTTTGAGCACATGTAAATGTAAATGAGTTGTCTGGGATTACTACTCCCTTACCAACATACAAATCATGTGTGCCAATAGTAACAGTCATGATACCTACATTAGGATCATAATCTGCACCTGTGGGATTCCAATAAACATTAGTTCCAGCAGCACCTACATTAACTCTCAGAGTATTTGTAGTGACATTAGAGATTGTCAAATACTCACCGTTGATTGGGTCAGTAGAACGAGGATATGTTTTGTTACCCGTGCCCATCGCACAACTGAATGTGAGACTATCAGTGTCGATAGAGATTGCATCACCATTTACTAAACCATGAGCAGATGGGAATGTAATAGTCGTAATACCTGTAGCTGGATTATATGCAACACCACTAGGAGTTCCGACATCATTCTTAGGACATGCAAACTTAAGTCTATCCAACTTCATTTGGTCTTCAAGTCTAAGACCATGACTCTTGAGAGTAGAAACAGTCAAGATACCTGTCTTATTATCATATTGTGCATCAACAATATCGTAAGAGATGCCTGTCGTAGGAACGCCTACAACGCCCGTGATAGAGTTTCCAGCACCAATCTCTAGTTTGACCCTAGCACCAGCAAACGCAGCGTATCCACGACCAGGTGTAGACGCCAGAGAGACAATGATACCGCCCCTAGGAAGCTGGTTTTCATTAATATCCCCTTCATCAATAATTAGATCTGTATATCCAACTGAGGTAATACCAGTAAACTGGACACTTGCAATACCTCCTACTGTTTGTTCGATGATTTGGAAGTTATAAGATCCAGCATTGTTGAATCCAAACGGAGCTTGGAACATGCTGTTAACAAACAGAACGCCGTTACCACCAGTTGTACCAATACCAGTAACAGCAGCACCAGCAGAAGATAATGCAAATGTATTTTCTAGACCATCAAACTTGTCAGAAATGTCATCAAAGATTTGGTTAGTGTCGTAGTCTTGTCTGAGATAGGTTCTACCACCAAAAGATGCTCTAGGATATGGGAGATTACTAGGATCAGTCTGACCTAAGTCACCACCAAGAGGAGCTTCTGTAAAGTGAACATTACTATTAACAATCTGGAAAGATCCTCTATAGATTCTTCCCAATGTGCCTGCTGTGTGATCTGTCGCTGCTGATCCAACTGCGCCACGCTCAACTTCTACAAGACTCCAGGTTCCAATACCAGTGATAGGTCCGACAGAAGTGGTGCCAAAACCAACAGTGTTGACAATACTATATTCATCATCAATTCTAATAAGATCACCAGAAACAACT